ACACTGCGTCTTGCATATCACGTTCTCTAGCGACACCTTCAAGGTATTCAAGCTTATCTTTACTTGTTGCGAAACCGTTGGCTGAAGCCCATTTTGAAGTTGGAGCATTGAACTTTAACCCCGCAACGCTAGAACGATAATCCAGAAAGCGATAGCCCACCCCATCACATCCATTACACTTATTTGGTCTTGCATATTGTGTTCCATCCTTTTTAGTTTTGTATACTTTACCTACGCCATTGCAGTCATTACACTTCTTGGCTTTCTGTTTGTATAACGTTTCAGTATTTTGACGTACAGTACTACGATACTCAGTATCTGTCATACGATAGTCGTCAAACAAATCTGCCCATACTTTTTTGTCCTTGGGTTTCTTGCTATATATAACCCATGACAATTGTTCTGGACTGTTCAAGTTGATTGGGCGATCACCCATAAGCTCACGTACCTGTTCCTCAAGGTCAGCAACCAACTGGTCACGTTCCTGTTGGAACTCCTTACGCACATCTTCAAGTGCTTCCATATCAACAGTGAAGCCACGCTGATATATCTTGGCAAGGTGTACAGCCAACTGATTGGTCAGTGTGATTGTTCCTGCCAGTGAACTGCATTCCTCGAATGATGTCTGCAAACGAAGGTACAGTTGCTGCGTAGCATGTAAGTCGTGGGAGAGGTACTCTGATAACTCTGCATGTGGAATGTCACGTACAGAGTAACCCTGCTTGAAGTACTCCTTCAGGGTGTCCTGCTTCTTTGTGTCAAGGTTGTACCGTTCAGCACAAGCCTCAAGAGACAGGGGTTCCTTCTGCCCACGTTGCAGCACGTACTCACCTAACATGGTATCAAAGATTGCACCTTCATAGGTGAACCCTGACTCCCACAACCATATCAAGTCGTGTGCTGCGTTGTGCATAATTAGAAGGGCGGTTTCATCCAATGCTTTCTGGACAATGTACCGCCCCTCTGGTGTGGGTGGTTGCTCAGAGTGATCAAAAGTTACAATGCTTTCATTTCCAAGATCATCTAGCATACCCACTTGAACTAATGTATTCTCTGGTTCAAACGGATCAAGGTGTAGCTTGCCGTTGCGTTTTACCACAGTGTTTTCTACGTCGAGGGTAAGGTGTTTCATTTACTCAATATCTCCTTCATGCCAATAGTCCCAGTCATCAAGTATCATATTACTGTACGCTGCGTCAAGGTCTTTTTGGAATTGTTTATCATTAGCAAATATCTTCATAGCTTCTAGTGCTTCGGTTACTGTCAGGTTTAACCGCTTCATCTGTGCTATCAAAGATACGGAATCAATTTCATCTGCATTCATGTTTGCTTTCTCCTTTTCTCTGGCACGGTTTCTTTCTTCATCTGTCATTGGGCTGATCTGACCCCAGTTGTTAGCCCTATCAACAAACCATTCATCGGGTAATGCCTTACGTCCTTCAGGTAGCTTCGTCATCGTTTGCTCCAAACTTGTACTCTGTTAGTTCATCTTTCTGATACTTGATGTGATCCTCAATAAAGTCATACACCAACTGCATGTCCATGTTTGCTGCGGCACAATACAGTACCAACTTCAATCCTTCCTCTGCCAATAGTCCACGACAATGTGCATCCATGTGAAACTGATATGTTGCACTGCCATCCTCGTGTTCCTCTACTTGTTCTACACCTAGTATTCCTGCATCTTTATCCATCATTCTTCCTCTAAACAAAATCCACAAAAGTCACCCTTTGATGGGTTGCCACATGATACACATGTTCTCCATGCTTGTTTCATCAGTGCCTTCCAACTCTCTGGGTACAGCTTCTCCATATATTCATATACCTGCATTGCCACTTCACGTGACTCCTGCTGAGTGTCCTGCTGCATACGTAGCTGACACATCTTAGCGAATGCATACACAGTACCTGACCAGTACCACTCTGTCATCATAGACTGTGGGAGTACCATACGTGCTTGCTCTGGTGATACACCCTTGGCTAACAGGTAGTTGTAATTCTGCCGACAATCCTCAACCATATTACGTGCAACTGATGGACGTATATCATTTATCTCACCATCACTGCCCTGCTTCTTGTCTTCACTACGTCCACGCCACACATCAGGTTGGTAGAACTCTGGTTCATCATCCACATACCTACGGCTGATCTCGTTCCACGGCATGTACTCATGCTTCACAAGTTGACGTGCCACAAAGATAGGTGCCTTAACATGGAACGTGGCAAACGTGTGATTGAATGGTGACTTGTGATTGTGTTTAGCTAGATAACGTATTAGCTTTGCATCTTTAGTTTTCAGAATGTTTGGCTCACCTGTATAGATGCGTTGATGCCATTCTGATTTCTTACCAAAGCTGACACGTGCAGCATTCACTACTGATAGATCACTACCCATGTGATCAATATATGTTACTTCCATTATACTTGATACCTCGCAGTTTTGTATTCCAGATCACAGTGCACAACACCGTGCCATCCAGATAGTTTGTTCTTCACAACATTCAAGTGACGTTGTGTATCTTCTTCCTCTTGCCCATCAACCACAGGGTTCTTGGCAATCAATACCATAAGGTCAGCCTCTGCTGCCTTACCTGTACGTGAACCTTCCATCATGCTCTGGTTCAATAGAACCTTACCCTCTGCATCAGCAGAAAGCTGAGACATGTAGAAGATCGCACAGTTGTGTGCCTTAGCAATCTGACGGGCATAGATAGCATTAGCTTTCAATGCTTCATCAGGACGGGCATACCCACCTGCCTTGGCAAACTTGTCACCCATATCAAGGATCACAATGTCAGGTTTGTATGACTTGCATACTGACTCCACCCATGACATGTCACGGTCACTGGCATCTTTGATCTTGATGTTATCCTTGACCACAGAGTACAGGTCACGAGCACGGGCAGGGTTATCCTTCACCTCTTGCATTGTCATGCCTGTGGCGGCAGTCAAGTACCGTGCACCTACACGGTGTGATGCTTCCTCGTTACACAGGATCACGCACTTGGCACCCTGATGCGCAAACCCATTTGGAGCAGCGATCAGAGAGGCGTGGAACGATGTCTTACCTGTGTTAGGACGTGCGCCTACTTCAATCAGGTGTCCTGCATTCACGCCCTCTACCTTACGTGTCAGAGTAGGGATGTTGAATGTCCATTGTGATTCCAAATCATTCTTTGCAAGCAAAGTTTCAATGTCAATGTCATCCCATTCAATACGCAGGTCAGGTGTGAAGTCATCTGAATAACGTTCAAGGATGTCACGTAGGGGTTCCAAGCTACCCTTGCTACCATTCACATAGTCAAAGCCAAGGTTAGCAATGTCCTCACCTACGACCTGTTGAAACAGCTTCGACAGCACCTCTTGTGCTACGTCACTACCCATTGGTGACTCTTTCTTGATCTGATTGAACAGTGAACTGTAAGCTTGTTTCTGTGCAGTGGTGAGTGTTGGATTGTTCGACATGAACAATGCCTCTATCTCGTCAGGTGTTACGGTACGTTCGTAACGATCCATAGCTTTGTCGATTGACTGTTTGATCTTACGTACATCTTTGCTGAACAGCCGATCAGGACACTTGGCTCCACGATGATCGTCGTAGAACTCCTTGTCCATTAAGCTGCGTACAAGTGATAATTCCATTATGTTTCTCCTAGTGCTAGTAAATTGTTTATGTCGGTAGGGTTACGATATTTCAGGTCATCTGTCAAACGTAATACTTTTACATTCTCTACATAACCACGTAGTTCTTTTGCAAATTGCAGTGTCTTTGGTAATGCATCGGGGTCAAGTGCAATGATAACAGTCTTGAGGTGTGATAAGTACTGCTTATGTGCCTCAGAGAGTGAGGTGCCCAACACTGCTACCCCGACATACACCCCACTCTCCGAGCATCCAGAACTGCCTGTCGCACCCACAATGGCTGCACTTACACAGTCCTCAACGACTACCCCTGTTTTACCACATCCATAAACATACGGCAAGGGGTTTTTACCATATCTTTTCCACTTTGGTAACTTTTTTCCTAGTGCTCTGCCAGTGGCATCCACCATGATATTGTTATGTACCACAGGAAATACGACACGGTGTTCACGAACATCATACAACAAACCCAATGACACGGGATCAATGTCCCACTGATCACAGAACTCTGACACTGCATCAACGTCACGTACAATC